TTCATGTGAGCGTGGATGTATACACAAAATAAAAAGGCTATTGATTAGCCTTTTTTTCTATTTTCATAAGCTTTTAATACATCATCACCCAATCCACGAACTAATTCGATTAACTCTATCTCTTCGTCCTCTGTGATATCGCCATCTTTTGCGTATGTTCCAATTGGTAATGTGATTAATTCTTTGTATAACATTCCGCTTGTAAATAGCATATCGCTTTCAATAAATCTCACACAATCGTCGTGCAATTCTTGGATGTGGTTTCTATACATATTATAATAATTAACATTTAATAATGACATACCCATTTCCTTCTTTCTATTTAAGTAAACCTAAGAAATCCCACAATTTCAATTGCTCCGAACTAGGTGAGTAGTCTGATAAAATCTTGCTTTCTTCTGTATCAAGGAATTCATTTTTAACGGTTCTAACTAGCATTTCTGCTCCATTATTTAAGTAAAAGTAGAATTTAGTAAATCCACTTTCGCAATCGTCATAGTGATATGTGTATCGTGGCTCATTCCAATCTTTATTTAATTCATCGCAAACTTTTTGACATCTTTCAATTTGTCTAGCTCTTTCTCTAAAAATCTCATCCATCGTTTTCATTTCTTTTTTCTCCTTTGTGCAAGTTATCAAGTGCATATATAGTATAACATACACGTATATACATGTAAAGCGTTTTTAAAGAAAACAGACTATTTTTTTTTAGTCTGCAAATCTTTTCTAATTAAATCTTTTATATACCCCATTTTAGATGGGACTTCATTCAATTTCTTTATGATGTCTGCATCCGTGTTGTAACTTAAACGAACGCAAATCATCTTTGTATTAATCTTATTCGATTTACTGTTAGCTCTAAGCTTTGCTTCCGAAGCCACTTACAATTCCTCCTAAATTATTCAATTGTGATTTTCTTTTCAAAAATATCGTTGTACCTGTTACTGCTTGGAAACCATTCATCATTAAACATACTATAATGCTTTACGATTAAAGGATTCTTTTTTCCTGTAACAATATAAACATCATCCATATTACTTGGCATAGAATGGACATATTCGTCCATTCTATTTCTCAAGCTTGTTAAGGAGTTGCTTTTGTCAACAACTTCTCCTTGCATTACTGCATAATATTTAAATGTCATTTCTAGTGCTCTCTTTTTAATTGTCTCAATTTGTTTAATTCACATATCATATCCCAGTTTTTTTGAAATTGTTTCATGTAGGATGATATATTGTGAAAAACAATTCCTTGCGGTAATTCAAATTTATCAACTATGTTGTCTTTTTCAATTTCAAAAATTGTCTTGCTTACATATTGCTTTATTATCTTTCCGTTAAATCCATTATCATTGAACCATTTAATAACATATTTTTCTTCTTTTGAGAAGTCCCATTTTGCATTAGTAGTATCTATCATTTCCCTGTGTCCCCCTTTATATGTATTATTTAATAAACCAAACAACCAATAACGCAATTAATAATAAAATTACAATTACATCTAAAATCATTTTGATTTTTTGCAATCTTTCCATTTCTTGTTTCTCCTTTTATGTGATACAATCAAGGTGAGCTAGGGAATCAATTCCCTAAGCTCTTAATGAAAGTTATTGTTAGTACTATAATCTCAATAACATTCTTAGCAATCTCTAAGTAGATGTTTACCCGTTCTGCTTTGTGATTGCTTTTTTTGTGGTTCATTGTTTAACTCCTTTCTTTTAATTCCTTGTCTTTAACTGACCACATATATAGTATAACATACACGTATATACATGTAAAGAGCTTTTTTAGGAAAATAAAAAGAACCTATGGAATTAACCATAGGTCGCTTTTATGACATATTATGTTGCTTTTTGCATATTTTGCACGAATTTTGCTTTAATATGTGTGAATTCTATGCAAATCTTCCGTATGGTGTAGCGTTAATGCCTTTATTATTTAACATTCCACACTTCATCCAACGGCGTTCGTCACTCGATGCACTAACCCAACTAATCCATACGAATCCTTCGCGCTTCACATATCCGTCGTAATGCACTGACATACCTCGTTCATATACAAAACCTGTATCAACCGCTTTATCACTTGGCGCTTTCATAATTTTAAGTGTTCTATCCATATAGAATGTAGCGCTTTCTCTGTGGAAATCAGATGGAATGCTATTTAAAACAGTTTGAACCTTTTGCGCTCCGCTAGGTACGTGAGGGTCTGAATCAATCGCATTGTCGTTTGTCCATCCAATCGCTACACCATTTCGGTCGATGCGATATGGATATTTAGCACCTTTGATAACACGTCCGATAGTTCCGCTCCAATCTCCTTTTAGAATTCTAGATGTACCATTACAATTTGTACTCAATGTATTTGTACAAATTGGCAAACCTACTGAATATTTTTCACCGCTTGGAGCACTTGGTTGTGTTGGTGCTACTGTTTGAAGGACCTGGGCAACTTGTGCTCGCAAACATTCTATGTTCTGTCAAACTTCCGTTTGCGTTTCCTGTGTAATTTAATCTAAATCCGTATCTCTTACAAATATCAACACATAGATTCACCAATGCATTCCATGCTTTAGTTGAGATTGTCCAATTAGGCGCACACGTTTCATTTGCGACTTCAATTGTGATAGATTGGCAATCATTGTAGTAGTTGCTTGATGTCCATGCTCTATTTTCTTCATCGACATTACATACGATTGTACCGTCTGAGCCAATGCAATAGTTGGCGCTCGCCATTCTTCCTTCAACTTGGAAAGACTGAGCGCATCTTTCGGCACTCCATCGACAAGCCATGTGGTGTGGTGTAATTTTACAAACTTTATAGCCACCACGACCGCGCATATAGTTGTTAGGACTTGCGACAATGTACTTATTAGTTAGTCTTGAGTATGACATTCTTCATCTTCCCCCTTTTCTAATCCGTTAGATAATTCTTCTTGAGCTTCTTCATTCAATTGTTCATAAGCTAATTCTTCCATATTAAATAGCTCCTTTCTTTATATAAAAAAGGCACTGTGTAGTGCCTTAATTTTTATCTACCAAGTACTCTTGGATTTCTTTTCGTGTTTCTTTCAAATTCTCTTTGTCACCTTCGGAAAGCAAACCGTCAAGTATTGCAATATTGGCTTTAAGCATTAAATTACCTCTTTGCTTGTCTGCTTCCAATTTATCGTTGTGTTCTGCTAATGTTTGTGTATGCTCATCAATTTTCTTGTTGATTTCTCCTTGCAATTTGACAAATATTTCAATCGCTTTCAATCGCTCGTTATCGTTGTTTAATAATTGACCGTGACGATTCACCGTTTCCTTTAAGTCATTGCTCGGCTTTTTTAATTCTTTTACTATTTTGTAAACACCATAAACCGATGCAATAAATCCACAAATCCAAAGTATCTGTTGGCTTGTAATTGTAAATTCCATACAAATAGCCTACTTTATTTTTCTTCGGTTTTACCTTCCACAAACCGTGTAAACGCTTGATGCATTCCTGTACTAGCCAATCCCATTAAAGCACCGTAAACGGCACTTTCAACGCTCAAACCACTTACGGCTAAATTCAATACCATGCCAATGAACGCTAACACTGTAGGGATATATTTATTAGGGAAACTATCAAATGATGTTTTTAAAATATATCCAACAATTAAACACGCAATCAATACAACTAATACGAAATATTTTGTTAACTCTGTAAAATTAATCATTTTGTTCTCCTTCGCTTAATAGCTTTTCTACTTCTTTTCTTAATTGCTTCGGAACTTGTTCCAAAGTCTTTAAACCTTTTTTAATTAAACTTGCGTAAATTTTAGCCATAATTAACCTTGCCTTTCATATACATCACACAATGCTAATTGAATTTCTGTGATTTCTGATTCTAATGATTTATTTTTATCCGACAACAATTCAATAAATTCATCTTTATCGTATTCAATCATATTAAATTCAAATAGGTTAATATCGCCATTTTCTGAGCTTTCTACAACTTCTTTTATATCTGTATATACAAATACTTTAGTTACTGTAAATTCTCTTTCTGACGGCTTTACGGCACTTCTCTGCAATCCGTAATCTTTCATGTTATGCACACCTTTCTTTTAATTACATTCGTGTAATACGAATCACAAGCATCTTCTAAAGGTTGAATATATTTTCGATACAAATTAAAACTATCACACCATTTGAGCCATCCTTTATACGAATTTATTTGACACCATTCATGATAGTTAATCATATTACCTTTGCTAACTTTTTTGTGAATTGGTATCAGTGCTTTTTTCATTCTTTTTAAAGTTGATTTTCTTAATAGTGTGTAGTCTCCGAAAAATCTATATCCTAGAAAGTCGACACCTCGAACAAATGTGGGGAATATTTGCCAATTGTCTTTCATTTCTAGTTTTAGCTTTTCTCTAAAATATTTATCGATTTCAATTCTTAAAAGATATAATTCTTCTTTTGTTTCTGCGAAAATTACAATATCATCCATATATCTATGGTAAGAATCGACGTGTTTTTCTTCTTTAATCCAATGGTCAAAACTTGATAAATAAAAATTGCCACTGAATTGTGACAAATAGTTACCGATTGGAATTCCTGTATCTCCTTCGGTTGAGTCGATGATTTCATCTAGCAACCAAAGTAATTCTTTATCTTTGAAAATGCTTCTATATTTAGATTTAAGAATGTCGTGATTAATAGATGGATAATATTTTCTAGCATCGATTTTTAAGCAATATTTACATTTTTCTTTGTTGCTTTGTATATCTTTCTGCATTTTTTTATATCCGTAATGTATTCCTCTATTTGGAATAGCCGAATAAGTATTGCTCGTTAGATTCTTTAAGATGTAATCACCTATTACTTGTAAAATTGCCCATTGACAAATTCTGTCGGGGAAATATGGCAATCTGTAAATTTCTCTATCTTTTCCACTATCATGTTTTATGAATGTAGTGTATTTAGATGTTTTAAATGTAGTGTATTTAGATGTTTTATATGTATGATTGATTAACTGTTTTTGCAATTTATTCAAATAGTAATCTAAATTTGCATCCACACGTTTAACTTCTTCATACCACCCTTTTCCACGTCTAGCATTCTTGTGTGCTAGTCTTAAATTTTCCATATCATAAATTTTGCTATAAATATTTCCTATTCTTTTCATTCTCAATCCTTCTAAAAACGTATGCAATTTTTGCGAACTTTCGAGCTAATACATAGCCTACTAATACACTTTTAAATTGTTGCCGTGTAGTACGGTCTTTTATGTTTTGGCAAGTGCCAAGGTCAATATCATTCAGTTATATTAAAACCGAACCGTTTGATGATTCGGTTTTAAACAAAGATTAATTTTTCAAGCACATTACAAGTGACCACTGATATTACGATTCCGATTACTGACACTGTTATTCAAATTCCAATAGAAAGCTCCCGAATTACTGCCATTATTCCAATTCCCACCTAATTGGGTGATTGATTTAATTTTTGCAAATCAGTAAATCACGATGATATTAACCTATGTATATTGTAACATATACTTAAACAATTTATGACATAGTGGGGATATACGACAAGCGACCACCGATACCACGAGACCGATTACCGACACCGTTATCCAAATTCCAAGAGAAAGCCCCCGAAGTACCGCCATTAAGCCAAAGCCCACCCAATGGGGCGATACGATAACCATTTAGGTTTTCAGTAACCCATGTGTAATCGCCAACGGGTAGAGCACTGTTTCCGTTGCATTCAGATGCTAGAAATAGCCAATCGTATTCTTCACTATATCCCATTGCGGAAATAAAACCGCCTTTAGGAGTTAATGTAAATCCGCACGGTTTATAGTTGTCTGTGTTCTTTCCTTCGGCATATGCAAAATCATCGCAAATATATGCCATTCCACCGTCCATTTTTCCGTTTCCGTAGATATTCATTCCACTTGCAAACTTCCAAATAGAGCCATAAAAGTTTTCAACACCACGATATGAAATAGCGACTTTACCGTTTGCGGTTTGGGATGTTCCTGTGTAGTCTTTGGTTGCACTTGCCATTCCTGTGCTATTGCCTAGTGATGATGTTGAACCTGTATAAGATGCACATGATGTTGAACCGTTATCGGGAACACTTGTGACACCTTGTCCAATTGCACTTTGTACATCCATAGTCCCTAATTCAATCATCATTAGTAATTGTTCCATTGATGCCATTTTGATATTCAACTGATGCCAACCGTCACCACGATTCTTTGCTAGTTGTTCCGTTTTTGGTCTAGTTAAATCTTGTGATAATCCCGACGTTGGACGGACATTCGCAATTGAACATAATTTATCTGTGCTAAAATCCGCAACTTGTTCATCGTTGGCTAGATATTTACTAGCCGATGTATCGTATAGCGAGCCTTCAAAAGCCGATAGTAATACATAATCCGTTTCTTTTCCATTTTTATCAAAGAATACGGGATGCACTTTAAAGTTTGGTTTTGGCACGTCTGACACGTAATAATTAGCTTTACGCATATGGTAGCCTTTTTTCGTTGTTAAAATTTGCTCCGTTTCAACAGGCACGACATTGTAATAGAATTTAGGTTGATAAACCATTACTTGCCCATTAGAGCCATCTTCTTTGTATCCACTATCGCCATAATATGCTTTGATTGTTCCATCATCTGCCACGTTACAACGTCTACGTCCGCCATACATTTTAAACTTATTGAAATCCGAACCTTTGCTAAGTCCGACCGCTCCACATAGTCGTGTAAATGTACGGTTTTTATAATCCACTTGTAATCCAACAACTTGTGTATCGACTAATCCTAGATAATCTTTAACATCTGAAATTCCATTCAAAATTTGATTAGCTTTTTCTGATGTTACTTGGTTTAAATATCCTTGAGCTTTTGTGTTCTCTGATTTTAGAGAATTCAATGTACTTGTTGCCGTCGTGTTAGATGAATCTAAATTTGTTTTACTCGATTTTGCCGATTCAATAGATTTATCCAATTCTGTTTTAGTACTATTTCCACTCGTTACTGATTTATCTAAATTAGATTTAGATGTATTAGCAGTTGATATCGATGCATCTAAAGCTTTCTTCGAACTTGTGGAATCTGTAATTGAACTATCCAAATCTTTCTTGGCTTGTGTAGCTTTAGAAGTAGATGTATCAAGGTTTGCTTTCGTTGTCGATGCCGTATTAGTTGCATTTTTAATATCCGTTAGTGTTGCTTTTGAATTATCTAAATCCGTTTTTAGTCCTTTTAGCTCAACTTTAATTGTTTCATAAGACTCGTTATCATCATTTACTTTTTTAATCGCACCGATAATCGATTCACGAACCTCTTCTCCGTAAACCGCATTTTTAATTTGATTTATCTCGTTTTGAATATTTGGCATTTACTATTCACCGCCTTTTAATGATTGCAATTCTTTTTCGTAATCTTCTTTAATTCCTTCCATATATTTATTAAAGTCAATTGTCCTTTCATTGTTTGCACCGTTTTGAACTTGCACTAGAACATCTGCCAAAATCCCTTCTAATACGAAATATGGTAATCCGCATTCTTTTTGAACTGTTAACACATTCTCTAGAATCGCTTGTTTTGCATTAAACATTTCTAAGCTTATTGGTAGTGGTCTATCTTCTTTAATTTCAACTTTCATTCGTAAACTCCTTTTCATCCTCTTCTATATATACAATAGGCTTTATTGTAATATCATCTTCATTTATTTCTTCCATTTCGGGCATTACATACTTAACATCATCCATACAGTTCTCCTTTACTATGTTATTTGAAACACTTTAGCATCCACCATTAACCCGTGTTTGAATCTAAGATAACATGGTGTGGTTGGAAAATTACCTTTGTGGTCTGTTACACTTGTGCATTGATAGAAATTGAATGTTAAATTCTTTCCGATATCATCACCGATTTTAAATATAGGATTCTTTAAGTAGTGATTTTGCATATCTAAGTTCGATGAACAATAAAAAGTATCCTCTTCGTATGTAGAGAACGCTCTACCTTTGCCTATGTATAATAATTTAAATTTGTATACATTGTCCGTGCTTTCACCCTCATCTTTTGATGCCCAAGCCATAAAAGAACCATTGTAATTTAAATCAAAAACAATACCTTTTGTATTTTTATCGCTAGTTAGGTGATTTGTTCCAATCATCCCTAAACGCGAACCATTATTGTGTAACTCTATTCCACTGTTATAGAAACTAACTAAAAGTGAATCGTTCGTATTGTCTGAGTTATTGTATATCTTCATTGCACCATCAATAAATTTGATGTAGTTACTGCATGAATTCCATGCGATTTGGATATCTGTGGCGCTTTGTTTCAATTTCGTTGACCACTCATCATTTCCTACTTTTTTTGATACGGATGATTCGATTGCATCTGTTTTTACCTTTAAGTCCGCACTTGTAACATAACTTTTTAATTGGCTATTTGTATATCCGTTAGCACTTGATAGCGATGAGTTGGCGCATGCCATAGCATACTCTTGTGCGTTCAAAGAAATTTCGTTTGTTTTAACTTCTAAATTCGCACTTGTGACATAATCAACCAATTTATTGTTTGTGTAGTCTTTTGCGTTTTTTTCTGCATCTGTCACTTTGTCATCTGTATACGATTTAGCATTCGTTAATGCTTCATTCGCTATTTGTGTCGCTTTCTCAGATGCACTGATAGTAACTTTTTCCGCACTGTTTTCAATTTTCGTTTGTGTTTCAACACTTGTCCAATAACTTTTTAGCTTTTTATCCGTTGCTTCGTTGGCTTTCGATTCTGCGCTACTAGCTTGAGTATTAGCGTAATCTTTAGCTTCCGTAACTTGACCATCTGTGTATTCTTTTGCACCTGTTGCTTTTTCATCTGTATATTTCTTCGAATCATCAAGTGATACGGTTATTTTCTTTTCAACACTTTGTTTGTAATTGATACTTAATTTAGATGCATCGATTGAATTGGCAACAATGCGCTCACCAACAATTTGACCATCCATTGTTATAGCCGTGTCATATGTACCATCATAACCGTTACTAGAATATGCTAAACCGCCTAAATTCCATCTCCATAAATTCTTTGCGGTTTTTACATCATCTGTATCCATGATTAATTGCTCGTTAGCAGTTGTTACGACATGACCGTGCGTTGCATCATGAATAATCTGTGTAGCGTTTTTACGTGCTTCATCTAAAATTTCCGATTTATTTGGAATTGCATTTAGTTTATTTTTAACATCCGTGTTTTCTTTTCGTGTTGTATCTGTTAACGATTCTCTTACTTTAGCTCCGAATGTAAACACTTCGTCACTAGGTTTATTTAAAGGAATTGTACGTTTTGTAACCAAAAAGAATTTATCAAGGTTATGCGGTTTAGATACAACTCTTACCGAATCCAAAACTCTAATTGCATCTGTATTTACATCTAAATTGTGTAAATCAATAGCTTTAATTTCTAAAGTCTGTGGCTCGTATTGTACTTCTTTTAAATACTTTTCGCCTTTTGTCTTTAAAATTGTTGGAACATTTACATCATCCCATTTAACTACTTTTTCAATCCATCCGTACTTGTTGACGGCTTCTTGATTGACTATGTAATTCTTTCCATCATTAACGCTCGTTATATCTAAATATGCATCTAAAGCACTAATTGGCGATTTATCTTGCCTAGCTCCTAAAGGAATTAATACCGTACATATATCCGATGTATCGTAATCCTTGGTAAAATCCATAAGGTTTTCGCCAAACTGTATAATCTGATTAGAAACCTTTGCATAATCTTCTATATAGTCGATATATCGCTTTCCGTTTTCTTTTCTGATTTTGATGTGACCACCTAATTTTTTTATCAACTTTTCATTAATGCACTCTAGTGTAGTTTCATAATTCGTGTATCTGTAAAGCGAATCATTGTTATCTTTTACAGTTACCACTCCAACATAGAATTTGTTTTTATCGCTAACTTTAGAATTATGCACATTCAATAATGCTTCTAGAAACCCACGAACCGTAACATCGTGATATTCTGCCATTGGTTGAGTTGTATTTTTTAATTTCGATAATTCACCCGTACAATAAAACGTTCTTCGTTTGTAGAAATCCTCTGTGTGTTCGGTCGGAACACCACTAAATATTTCTTCATCATCTTGCTCAACAATGATATCCGAAACTAAATCAACCACATCATCATAATATGGATGTGTTGGTAATATAGTGAATTGAAAAGAACCTGTATTTGATTCTTCCAAAGTTAACTTTGGTGATACCAATACAAGTTCTTCATTTCGTAAATCATAAATAGGTTTTCCATCGCAATATACTGTGTACATTATAATGAACCCCCTCTATACATAATATTGACTTTGCCATTACCTTTAAAAGTAACAACATTGTCACCTTCTTCTAATCTAAAGTTGAAAACTTTGTTTTCACCTTTTTTTAATTGGACTGTAACTCCATTCAGTGTAGCGCTCATAGCATCCGAACACGTAATTGTTGGCGATACAATCTTTCGCCTATTAATAAGGTTTGTTGTCGCCGTTCCGTTAACTGTCAATTCTGATGTATGGATGATTCCATCAACGAATGAGAATGTATCCCATATCCACGGTTCACCTGTTGCGACAACTTCCATTTTATACGGTTGTGCATCCACATCTATCGTAATTTCTCCAAGTGCTTTGTTAGTCTTGAATTTATTAATCGTTACATTTCCATCATAGTAAAATGTTTTATCCTCATCTAAAACAACGTGATAATTTCTGCCATGTAAGTAATTAGAAATTTTAGAAATAATATTAGGAAAATCAAATTTACTTCCGATAGCTTGGAATGTAAATGATAGCTTTCTGTTTTTATATTTAACGTCGTTTGTTAAAACAGTAGAAAGGTCGATACTTCCGTCACGACCTTCTATTTCTACCGTTTCACGCTTAATATCGGGAAAGCCTATATCTTTTTCTTTTAAATACATGTTGAAATCATCATATGAGTGCTTATTTCCGAATTTTATGCCAAACATAACTAGTTACTATCCTTTCTCTTTTTGATTATTCCTAATTGTTTATCTATTTCTTCGACTGTTTCCGCTACTAAAGTGCCTGTATCAAGCACCATTTTCACGTTACTAAACATAGGGAAATACTCACCTAAAATTTCGAACAATTTATCAAAACATTCATACACTACTTGTGCAACTCCATTGTTTTCCGTTGCTACCGCTTGTCGAATATCTTTCATTAAATTATTCTTTCCGTACATCATTTCATCGCCACTTTCGCCCGCACCTCTTAGGTTTCCTGTTGTAGAATCCATTCCGAATAGTGTAGGTCTAGTAAACATGTAAGGTTCATCCATCGCTTTCTTATACCAACTGATTCCGAAATGCGGTACACTTGGTGGCTTTAGACTAAATCTTCCACGAATTGAAATGTGTGGCAATGCTAAATGCGGTAGATGCCACGAGAAATTAAATGCACTTCGAATTCTGTTAATACATCCTCTAACCACTGATACTGCGGTAGATATAGGATTAGTGATTGCGGTTTTAATGCCGTTCCAAACGCTTGATACAGTACCTCTCAAAGAACTGAATGTATTTGTAACGTTACCTTTAATTCCGTTAACAACGCTTGAAATAATATTCCTAATGCCATTCCATATTGAGTTTGTACCTGTGCTTAAATTCGTGAATATTGACGATACACTGATGTATACCGATGTAATAATGCTCACTACTGTATTTTTAATGGCTTGTACAACACTTGAAATAGAGTTTTTAATTCCATTCCAAATAGTAGACACTAGGCTTTTGATAGCATTGAATATTCCATCGATTCCACCTTGCATGGATGTAAATGTCGCTTTAATTACGTTCCAAATTCCTATGGCAATATCTTTTAAAAATTGTGCCATACTTTGGAAAATGTTTACCGCGCCATTTTTGGCATTTGATATAGAGTTTTTAATGATATTCTCTATGTCTGTGAAAATCTGACTAACTGATGATTTAAGGCTTCCGCATAAATTGGTAATTCCATTCAAGATACCATTAATTAACGATTTACCTAAATTCCACCAATTCACTGCATTCCATACATCGAAAATCGCTTGGATGATTTGTGGAATATTTGCAATCAATGTTGGTATAGCTTGAATCAAACCTTTACCTAATTCAATAATAATTTCAATCCCTTTTAAGAAGATTGTACTTGCACTATTACTAAATGCATTAGCTAGATTCGATATGATTGTCGGCACTTTTTCAATTAGTGTAGGTATCGCATCTGCAATTCCTTTTGCTAAAGAAACCAATAAATCCATACCCATCGAAACTAACTGCGGTGCATATTCCAATATTGCTTGTGAAAATTTCAAAAGCATATCTAAAGCACTGCTTATGATGCTAGGTAAGTTTTGCTCAATCCCTTTGCACAAATTAGAAACCATTTGCTTGGCGGATTCCATAAATTTAGGTGCTCCGCTTGTAAGTGCATTTACAATCATTGTAAATATAGTCTTAACCGCTCCGAAAAGGCTTGTGGCTAGGCTTGGCAACGCTTGAGCAATACCACTAATCAATTGTCCTACTGCGCTCAAAAGCGACGGTAATAAATTGATGATTGTATTCAATAATTGTGGAATTATTAATGTCATTACTAGCGGTATCGTTTCAAAAGCTTGTTTGATTCTCGGAAATACATTATCAACCAACGTATTAAATGACGTACCAAATTGATTTGCCAATTCTCTGATATCTTGTTTTCCGTCTGACAATCCTATCATAAGATTTTCCCATGATGCTTTCGTCATGTTCATAGAGCCTTGAATTGTGTGCATCGCTTCTTTTGCGGTTGTTCCTGTAATTCCTAGATTCTTTTGAATCGCGTGAATTGCATTGTATACATCCGCTAGATTATTGATGTCATATTTAACCCCTGTTAGCTTTTCTGCATCGGCTAGTAATCTTTCCATTTCGGATTTAGTACCGCCATAACCTAATTTCAAGTTGTCTAGCATTGTATAGTTTTGTTTCGAGAAACCTTGATACGCGTTTTGTATCATTTCCATTTGCGTACCCATTTTATTAGCGTTATCCGCCATGTCGGTTACTGCCATATCCGCGACTTTACTAGCTTTGACTGTGTCACCCTTTAAACCTTGCAATAATGATGCGCTAAATGTCGTAACTGTTTCCATATACTTGTTTGCGCTCATTCCTTGCTTTATATAAGCTTTGTGTGCGTTTGACATTACGTTATTTTGAGCTTTGATAAGTTTTGTGTAATCACCTTGAACATCTGAAACCGTTTTTCCGACACTCTTTGCATATTGCTTTATACTCATTCCTTGAGCGCCAAAAAGCGTTTCAACACCACCAACTAATTGTTCGTATTCACCATACGCATTTACCGCGAAACCTGTAATTGTTGAAATACCTGTTGCACAAAACGCTACACCTTTAGCACACATCGAACCAACTTTAACAACAACCCCACCTAGCTTTGATAATGCTCCATTCCCACGTTCAGTAGCACTTTCTGCATGTTTTGTTGCTTCGTCAATTTCTTGATTAGCTTGTTCTCTTCCGTCAACTCGTAATCTTAAAATTAAATCCGCTAAATTCATGATTCACCCCCTTTTTTCTATTGAGGTTTTAATTCATTCATAACATCGATTGAGCATTGAATAGCTCCTTTAACATCAATGTTTGTGTTTTTATGTTCTTTTGGTCTGATAATCTCTTTAAATTCTCCATAATCTTTATCGAAACCCTTATAAAGCCATAATCTGTAATAGCTTTCTTCTTGAACTTCGTTTAATAAATCTTGTATAAAATCAAACGATTGATTGTTCACAATCAACTCATCAAAAAGCAAAAAAGGACTTGCATATCTTTTAAATAGCAAGTCCATGAATTTGTTTATTCCGACTTGAGCAATTGTGAAGCTTGTGAGAAAAAATCTGAAAAATCATCCTTTTGATATTTAATGTAATCTTGCATAAATTTAATAAATTCAGTTGCTTTCATATCTTTAATTTGTTGTTTTGTTAAACTTGATGTACTTTCCAAAAATTGATAAATTTCTTTCTCACAATCGCCAAGATGATTAATAACTAACTCGATAATCGGCATTACTAATTGATATCCTAACTTATCGGCATTAATGTTTCCTTCTTTGTCTGTGATTTGTGCTAATTCGATATCGTTAACGATACCTTTAACTTCGTCGATTCCAAATGCCTTAATTAATTTAACTGCGGAAAAAATATTTGATGTTTTAAATGGTTTGATTACATAATTGTTCATGTCTTATACCTCTTTTCTTTCTTTTTTTCTCTTATACTTGACTTACTGCCTTTTTATAAATGTGCCATGGCAAAGTTGTTAAATCTTTCGCTTCTAATGTTGCAACACAATCAAATGTTGCTTCTACTGTTGTTTGTTCTTTGTTTTTGGTATCAAAAGATAAACCACTTGTACAAATCGCATAGTCAAATTTGATAATGATAGGTTCTCCATCAATTGTGTATCCGATAAACCCTAGATTTTCGATGTAATCTCCTTCATCAATCTGAGGTTTAGATACAATCTCGTCAAATCCTGTAATAGTTGAATCTTTCTTCTTAACTCCTGTTGAAACCATAGCCAAGTTATCCGATGTGATTTCTGCAAGGTTTGTTGTAAGTGTAGCAGTTTCGCCCACCTTAACTGTTAAACCTTTTGTTTTAACTAAAATTCCGTCAATTTCTAAATCTTTTTGCTCGGGTTTGATTTCAACTTTAGAACCACCGTTTGTTGCTCCGAAAACTCCGTCATATGTCCACTTATCGGTTGCGTATTTTAATCCGTAACATACGACACCGCTTCCTAACATGATGTTATTCGCGGTTTCACTTGTAACACTGTGTGTTTTTCCAATTTCAATTGGTGCATTTGCTCCCATTTTTTACACGCTCCATTCTTTTATTGTTATTATGATTTCCATTCGCTTAATTTGTTCATCTTGCGATGGTATCATTTGCATACGTTCATAAAAAAAAGCGACACTATGTCCGCTTTCCAATATTTCTGTATGATTCCTTGTGATTTTTCTTATGATTTCTAAATCTTTTATCAATCTTGAATACGTACCTTTGTTCGTTCCTGTTAATGTAAATGAATATTCATGGTAGCCTTGTTCTTCTGAACTATCTACCTCTTGAAAATCACCTTCCCAAAAAGGGAAAGCGACAATATCATTCACTAAATCCAAAGTGTAATTAATTCCATGATTCGTTAATAACCTATCTAATGCACCTAGAAAATTCATTTTAAATACTCCTTTAAAATATCTTGCATATGTGTTTCTAATTCTTTTTTCATTCCAAAGGCGGTATTTTTCAAGCCGTGAGGGTTTTTCTTTTTACCTTTGGTTGTTCTCCATCCGTTTCTTCCTTTTTTACCTTTGTATTCATATTTCCACGGGGTCTGTCTACCACCATTACCGTAGATACCTGTTCCGAATTCTTCCCATGTGGCATTTTCTAAAGGTGAACCGATAACACATGAATCTCCCTCTGTTTTGTGATACCAACTATTTTTCAAATCACTATTATCAACTCTAGTGTTTGATTTTACTTGTGATTCGATTTCTCCACCACACTCTTCAAGTCCATTTTGTATAGCTTGTTCAATCGCTTGTTTAACCGCACTTGAGTTATCAATAAAAAATCTAGAGATTTTGCACACCACCGATATATTTTAAATAAAATTCTAGATGGTAGTTTAAATTCATAGGATTATCGATATATGTAATTTCATACACTTTTCCATCAATTACCATGCGTGCATTTTCTTCACTAATATCTATTTTTTGATAATCGCAAATAAATATATGTGTTGATTCCACTATTTTCGCATTGTAATTATATTGAGCGTTACCGCTCTGCATATCCAAGAAACCTTTTATTTTTTTAAAATCAACGTAACTTTGTTCTTTTTCTCCGTACTTGTTTTTCTTCGTAAATAACTTTTGAATCGTTGCGATTGTGTTTCCACCGATTCCTATCATATTTATCTCCATTCGATATACGGATTTAAGAATGTTAATAGCTCGTTAGGATATCCCATCGATGTATTACTGTCATTACGTTGTATATAGCTTACTGAGTGCCTTGAAATTGATTCGCTCGCGACTCCTTGCTTCATGTTTGGCTTTACGTTTAAATCATAATTTAAAAGTTCCACACAACCTTCTACAATGTCGCTAGGGTAATCAATTTTAATAATACTCATGATTGCATCATTTACGATTAATTGCTTATCTAAAATCATCGAGTTTTTCTGAATTGATTTAATTGTATATAATCCATTATTTACGCCACCATTATAGATTTCTACCGTATCACCGATACCAAACCCAACGAATACATCTTTATATGGTACTAATGTATCACCGTTGAATGTAAATCTTGATTTAATTGGTTTTAAATAGAATCCATTTCTAGTGTAGGCTCTGATTTTCTGTTCAATTGAATCTAATCGTCTTTGCAATACTATTTCGTTAACTTTTGAGAAATCATAATCTGAAAATTCATTCAATAAATCTTTTGCATCAATAATCATACATTCACACCTTCTTTATAAAAGGGAAAAAGCCTAAATGAATAGGCTTAAACACTTTTAACTTGTAATGTTTTTGCGATTACTACTTTATCTTCGTTAGTTACTGCAACAACATACATTTTATCGCCTGTAACTTCTGTTAAACGACGTTTTGATTTACGTTCTGTTTCTACGTTTGTATCACGTTTCAAGAAACATGTTAACGCTTGTGCATCATCTTCCGTTTCTGCATCACCTTCTAATTTTACGATAGGATTTGCATAATATTTTGCGGAAACGGCTTTTACTTTATCACCAACTTTTACGCTAGGGAATGTCTTTCCTTCATAAGTTTTTAAGTTGTCACTTGTTACCACTGTACCGCTTTCATCGTGTACATATTCAACTAACATAACCTTTTTTGATGAAACAATACGAGTACTTGCGATTGTACCAATTTCACCGTTAACCATTACATCATTTCCATATTTATCTTTTGAAATAAAGTTAGGGTCTAAACGTAACTGTGTTACTTGGTGAGGGTGTACCCACATAACTTTATCTGTGTTAACCTCTTCGTTGAATAAGTCAATCGCGCTAACTAATGTGTTGTATGACATTACATCACTAGCGGTAAAGAATGTTTTTGTTTTATACAATTCAGCTAAAACGTCACTATCCACTTTTTGAGTGATAGATTTCGCCATCTGTGATGTAATCTGCCCTTGAGGGTCCCCGTAGCCACTTAACACGGCTTCATCTGTAATACTTCCACCAATACCAATTTTTTTGATTGTGTGCGTTTCTGTGCTAACTTCTAATTCGCGTGTTGGAATTTCTTCGCCTTCGGCAACATCAACGGCATCACCAATATATCCATATTTAGGAATCGTGATTGTATCACCGCTTTGTCCCTGTAAAGTTGTGTCTAACTTAATGTAAGGCATAAATCTAGCTTTCTTTTCGACTTTTGCTCCTACCATCTGTGCTAAAACTTGAGGGTTAATCAATTTCGCTAACTTTGTAACTAAATCCATATTTTATTCTCCTTTTTCATTCGCTAATTTGTTGAACAATTCTTCATTTTTTTGGAATAGCTCGTTTTTTTCCTTATATCCCATTTTGTCAAATTGTTCTTTTGTGATTTTTACATCCTTATCTCCATCGTTTGGTAAGTCGATTTTTTCTACAACTTTTTTTGCTCCGTTTTCAAAATGCGATGGATAGGCTTTTTTTAAATTATCAATAACTTCATTGACATTTGACACTTCGCCATTTTCTCCGTATTTAACGGCATTTTCATCTTTTGAAAGTTTGAATAATAAGTAGTCAATATCCTCGGCTTTTGCTTTTCCACTTAATAAAGCAACTTTTAAGTTGTTTTCACGAGTTAATTGTTCATTATTTGCTTTTAGGTCGGAAATTTCCTTTTCGTAATTTGTGATTTGCGTTTGCAATGCATCTTGACCTTGTGTTTGTGCCTTTAATTTATCAATCAACTCCAAAGCTTTTGCATATTCCGCTTTTTCTGCTTCATATTCACCTTTCATTTTTGTGTAGCGTGTATCGATGTTTTCTTCTTTTGATAAAAAAATCTTGCTTTTTTTCATCTTTTCTAGAAACTCTGATACTTTTGAATCGTCCGCTAAATACTCTCTCAATAAATTTTCTAACATTTGTTTACCTTCCTTTTCCTTACGCTTTTTTACGTGTTTTCGCCCACGATGGTTTAAAAAATGTAAATAGCTTTTATACGTGTGTGCTCACGTAGTTTATTGTCGTTTCGGACATATAAAAAAGGCGATTTGAGCGCCTTTAATACCTTTTGTATATAAATATCCACTAAACGAATATAAGCGCCTAGAATCGTTTTCTATGCGCTTATAATTGAATGTTATTTATCTTGTTCTGCTTTTGGCTTTCGTCCTCTTTTTGGTTTTTCTTCCTTTGTTTCTTCAACTTCTTGTTCTGCTTCTTCGGTTGCTTCCATTTCTTCAACTTCTTGTTCTGTTTCATCAACTTCTTGTTCTTTTTCAACAAATGGTTCGGATTCCACTCTTGTTTCGATTACTTCGGCAACATTGTGTTGCATGATTTCAAATGCTCTTGCATCTTCGAATTCGACAACATCACCTTTTCGGTAATACGTTCCTGTGTTTTTGTCTTGACATAACTCTTTAAATCTTAACTTTTTCATTTTATAGCTCCTATCTTTTTTAATCTATTCTCAAAGTCTTTAAACGATTCATCCTTAATAAATGTTTCATTCAATTCTTTGTAATATTCCGCTCTTTCTTTTAATTTGTCTAAATCTTTCTGACCTAGCGCCCATGTTGCACGTTGTAACAATGCGCATCTACAATTGCATACTTCACTAGCGCTCCCGTTAGGGTCACATGGGAACATCAAACCATTAGAAAAAGGCTCGTCAATGTTTCTTATTTCTTGGTCAACCATTCTATGACTCCAACGTGTTCGACCATCTAGTGTAGCATCCCACTGTTTTGTTATCTTGCATCCGTTTGCTTGTGCTTCTTTTTGACAATTGAAACTAGATGTGTTTAAAACTCTGTGCCCTTCGGTTCGTGCAATTAAGCTTGCTCGATTCCTTCCGATTGTGCATCTATCATGTATGTGTTTTGCTACTTGCATACTCGACCAACCGTTCGCAATACCTCTTGATATTTCAAAATTGATTTCTTTTGCAAGTTTCTTTTTATCTAATCCTAGCTTTTTATAGATTCCACTTGATAACTTTGTTTCTTTGACTATCGCCATCGCCATTTCATCTTGCCGAATAGGTAATATCAACGGGATACCTTGCTTTTCTAAATCGTATAGAACACCATACCATCCACATTCGTAGCATTTCTCTAGATAGTCCATGATTGAATCGTAATCATTGATTTTTTTGAGTGCTTCTTCAATCTGCTTCAACAATGCTTTTTGATATTTGATTTGCCAAATCTTAGATTGTATATCTGATTCTTTGGCTTTTTTCATTTCTGACATCAACCTTTTAATTTTGTGGTTTATATCTGACTCTGCTTTTCTATACGCTTTCTTGATTTCCTTCAACACTTCTTCTTCGTCTTGTATATTACTTTGGATATATTCTTTCTGATACTTATTCATTCATCAATCCATCTAGTTCCGAATAAGCTTGTTGTGTTTCTTCTTCAACACTTTTCGGTTTTGGTATTTTATCTCTAATCGAATTGTAATCAATATCCAAAGCTATACAAATTTCTTTTACAATTGTTTCGTTGTCTAAAGTCTGTGCTAACGCTAGTAATGTATTAACTTTAATCTGTGTTGTCTGTGCATTGATTTGCTCAATCTGTGCATTATCCTGTGCGTTGGTCATAACCTCACGTTTAAATTCAATCCATACATCGCTATAACTGAACTGTGTATCTTGTTGTTCGTTGATTTCATCAATAACCATTGTGATTACTGATTTCATCATTCTCTTCAACTGAGCTTCTAATTTCTTACACTTCATTTCTAACAATGCATACTTTGACTTTAAATTGTAATTTGTTGTGTTGCCATCGCCGATTGTGTTTGTATTTAATCCCATACCGAAACGATAGATGTTTTTCTCATCCTCTTCCATCTTTGCTACACGAGCTTGATACGGAACGTTTATCGTCTTGATATCTAAATCTCCGCCTTCGCCAACTGACACTTGCTTTTTAACTTTGATACTTTGTGTTAATTCATCAAGGCTTTTACCGTTGTAACCTTTAACAACATAGATTCCTTCGGCAACGTCTTGCAAATTGTTTGATAATCCGCACGCCATCAAATCATAATCATCAATTAAATCTTTAATAACGTATAAATCTGACCTTCTTCGTCTGTTGTTATCCAACCTTACAAACGGAATACCTTTAAATGTTTGTTGATAGGTTGCTTCATCCTCTTTATAAACAACATGCGGTCTTGGATTTAGTTTCTCATCTGTATCTAGCTTAATTGTGCTATTAATCATCTGATAGAAATAAACTTGCTCATCATCCCATACTTGGATTTTAGAAACGACCTTATCGTTCTTTTCTGTTTTCCAATAGTAATGATAAATTACATGGTCTTTTCCATCACTAGCGTATTTACTCGGAACTTCAACAACATTCAAACCATCCGCGAATTTAAAGTGACTTCTAAAATCATCACCCATTTGTCTATAAAGGTATGAGTCACCTTCAATTTTTGCATACGTAATTAAATCGTTGATTTCCATCATGAATTCATCATCGAAATACTTATTTAATTCAGTCTGCAATTTTGGATTGTCTGATTTCACAATGTAATCATCACCACTTAACATATACTGTGCGCATTGGTCTACTAATTCTGTAAAGAAAGGATGTGAAATTTTGATATTGCTTCTTTGGTCATCTTCAACGATATCGCCTTTAGCATCTGTATAGTAGATTTTATAATCTTTAATATCGTGTCTGCCTTCATAATAATTTAAAGCTTTCACGCTTTCCGCTCTTTTCCACGATGAATTATTTTCATCAATGAATTGTTTGATTTCTGAAATTTTTAGCACTTTCTCACTTCCTTTCTAATACAACCATTCTCGTTTACCTTTGAATTTACGAATCATACAACTTGCCGAATCGGGTGCATCGTCATGTTGTGCATTTTCTGTGTAATCAAGAATTTCATTTATATAATCCGCATCTGTTTCTTCGAGCCAAATAATATCGTTCCAATACTTTCGTAAATATGTCGATATTTTAATAAATTTATTCATGTTTTCGGAATAATCCTCGACATATTGACCGTTATTCCTTAATTCCTTCGCTAAATAGCCTTTATCTGCGTTTCTTTCGCATGAAATTGAGCCAACCTTATATTTATCTTGTAATGCATAAATTTCGCTTAAACAATCATCTACGTGCTTATTCCAACGCTTTCCTAACATATAGAATTTACCACCCACAAATTTACATATTGTATATGCCGTGCCATCTTCACCGCCATAGCTTGCATCGATGTGCGACACACCATCATAAATAAGTGTTTCATCTGATGTAAATTTAGGATTAGTAAATAATGCGTCTACATCTGCAATATGCTTCAATTCATAGTTTGCACTAAATAAACTAGGTGTCATGGACTGCCTAATTTGTTCTAGCTTTTCTCTATCAATTAATCCTGTTGAATAACAATCGTATGTTATTTTGTTCGGCATTAATTCTGAAATGCAATCGTCTTTGTGCCATGGTGTCCCTGTATTAAATATACGACCGCCACGATTTTTTACGTTCTGCAATTCCATGTATACATTTTTAACTCTTTCACGCTCTGCACGTGATATTCTATCTTTCAAGTTTACGATGTCGTCTGTCACGACAATATCGGCATGTTTACCCGTCAATGAACCACTTGAACCAATCCCCAATAACTGAACCATACCTTTTGTAGATGTGTTTAAAGATGTATCTAGTTTGAACGACGTATCTTGTGTGAATTTTATTTCACATCCATATAGCCTTAATGCTATCGTCTGAAATATGCTTGTTTTCAAAAGGTTGCTAACCTGTTTAATAACTTCAATCACATCATCATCCGTCTTTCTGACAAATATAATCGTCTTATACGGAAATAACACAATGATAAATGCGAAACAAATAGACAAACATGTTGTTTTATAGCTACCACGATGTGCTAATAACGTGAATTCATCATCGCCGTATATCATCATCTTCAACCATTCATTGTGCAATTCTGTTAAATCTTTGAATCCACATAGTTGTCCGATTTTATACGGTTCATTTCTTAAAAGACTAACTAAATTCTTATCCATCTTTTGCTACACTGTCGAGTAGTCTGCCTAGCTCTTTAACTTTATCATCGATATTATTGTTAACATTGACTTCAACAACACGCTCTCCGATAATCTCACGAATTACATTCACTGCATTAATATTTCCTTTTAATGCCTGTGCATACGTTTTAACTACCATCGCCATTTGATTGTCCATGTTATCCGCATCGATACCCATAGACTCAAATTGTTTCTTTGCTCTTTCGTCTGTTAAAGGTAATGTTAATAATAATTCCATTTGCTCTTTTAGCGCTTTTCGCTTCCTTCTATTTTCTGCTCTTATTTTTCCACCTTTAGAGCCATTTATTCGAGCTTGCTCCGAGCTAGGAACTATTA